GAATACCCCTGCAACGCCGAGCATATGGAACGGATGCATAAGGATATTGTGCTCTGCTTGAAAGACAAACATAAAATTGAAAGTCCCTGAAATACCAAGAGGCATACCATCACTGAAACTCCCTTGACCGAATGGGTATACAAGAAAGACTGCGAAGGCTGCAGCAACAGGTGCGGAATAGGCTACGCATATCCATGGCCTCATTCCTAATCTATAACTAAGTTCCCATTGGCGTCCCAAGTAAGCTGAGATACCGATGAGGAAGTGAAAGACGATAAGTTGGTAGGGTCCACCGTTGTATAGCCACTCGTCGAGGTTGGCTGCTTCCCAGATGGGATAGAAGTGGAGTCCGATTGCATTGCTTGACGGGACAATGGCTCCCGATATGATGTTGTTTCCATAGAGTAATGCTCCTGAGACAGGCTCACGAATACCATCTATATCAACTGGTGGTGCAGCTATGAAAGCTATGATAAATGCTGTTGCAGCGGTTAATAGTGCAGGGATCATAAGAACACCAAACCAACCTACATATATGCGGTTGTTGGTGCTCGTAGTCCAGTCACAGAAACGCTGCCAGTTGTCAAATGGTTTTGTTAGTGTGGCTGTAGTCATTTATAAAAAGGGTTTAAAAAATACCTGGGATAATTTGCCCAGTAGTTATGTATGCTCCAAGAGCAGCAACGAATCCAATCATTGCTAGTTGACCATTAGTTCTCTCAGCTTGTTCCATAAGGAAGTTTTGTTCGTTGTCGTTCATAATTCTTGGTGGTATTTCATTGGCAAACATATTCTGTTTACCGTATTCAGTAATTGTAGTCATTGAATTCGAAGATAGGTGAACGGCGATGATGAACTGTCAGGTCGCCATACACTTTAGCTTGCTACTGCTTCGACTCCATCAGGACTTACTGATGATTGATTTGAGTATGGTGTGTGAAACCATTTGTCTCCAGAGGTTTTAACATAATACTTTACTGATGTACCAGCTCTAGCATGTGCAACCTTTGGATTATAATACATTGACATAATTTTAGAATTCTAAATTCTTAGATCTATCTAATTTTTCTATAACATCTTGTCTGTAGGCAGGATCGTTATCATATCTAGGATCATTCATAGCTCTAACTAATTCTTGTTGGCTTCTAAATACTTCACCGCTTCTCGGTGCTTTACCAGATACCATAGTACCTTCATAGCCATTAGTATTTTCATACTGAGCTTTCAATCCACTGACTGCTAATTTAATAGCACCTACATTTCCTGTAGAAACAAGAGCATCAAAAGATTGTATATCTTCTGGAGATAAATTATCACTTGCCCAAGAAACAATCTTATTATACTCAGCTTCTCCTCCTACAGAATTCCTTACAGAATTAACTTCAGATTCATTTAAGTCAGGTACTTCAGTTTCTTGTGGTGCTTCAGCATTCTTTTGTACTTCAAGATAAGCAGAAAGTAACTCCTTACTATCCATACCACTTAACTTACCTATAGTTTCTTCTGATAACGATTGTTCATTATCCCAATATTCAGCTGCAGCTTCATTGATTAAGGTAACTGCTTCAGAATTTTCTTCAGTTTTTTCCTCTTCCTCTTGGTCTGTTTCACTGTCAGAAGATTTGGTGTCCCCAACTTCTTCGCTATCTTCAGTACCTTTGTCTCCAAGTTTTTTTTGAAGTTCGACATAAGCTCGTTCTAGTTCTTCAGCATCTTTATATTTACCTGCAAGTAACTGACTCTCTTGTTCAGCTAACTCCTCACCAACCTTCAGAGACTCTTGTTCTTCAGCGGTGAGGTTATCTTCTGTAGTAACAATATCTGTATCGTTTTGATATGTTAATGTTTCTGCCATAATTATTCAGTAGGTGGTTCGCCTTCTTGAGGCATTAATTGTGGATTTTTAGATGGGTCAGCTAATGGAGCACCAGCCATTTGACCAGCTTGATCTATTAAAGATTGTTGTGCTGCCAGTTGTTGCTCTTGCATCATCTCTTCCTGCATCTGTTGCTCAGTCTTGACTAAGTTCAATACATCTATACCTTGTGCAGCTGCTAATCGTTTGATTGCTTCTGAAGGATTGATGAATTGCATCAATGCCTCTGGTCCTAATGTTTGTGCAATGGTAGTGATGAATGCTGTTAAGCTTTCTCTATCTTGACCACGACCTAACGCATTAACTCCAGCTACTATTTGAGGACGTACTAAGTCTTTAGGTATAGCTGGTATTTCTTTGTTACGTTGTAGTATCAAGAGAGTTCTATTTAAGTATGGTACAAGGAACTCAACTGTTAACAGTGAGAATATACCACCCAATTGCTGTTCCAATTCTAATTGTGTAAGCCTTACTTCTTCTGCAGTAGTCCTTTCAGACTGTCTGATGTTCAGTTGCATGAAGGCTTCTGCTATTCTACGCTCTAATGTTTGAGCAAGATTTGCAGCAGTAGCAAAGTCTGCTGTCTTACCAACCTGTACAACAGCAACATCGTCAGGTCTACCTTGGATGATTGCACCGTTGCCAGCTTCGGCTAGAGTCTTTGGTTTTGTAGTTGATGATGGAGATACAAGGAAGACTACTTTAGCAGCCGCTGCAGAGCCTTCTACTAGTGCTTGGGACAGTCCTTCAAGTGACTTCAGGTCACCAATGAACTCTTCGACTCTTCCTCTACCATAATCTTCACCATCTACGGTGTTGAATCGGAGAACTAACCATGGACTAGCATTCTTTGGTGCTGTGCTACGGCTATTAGGAAGCATAATATCATCAGCTTCTTGGTGCCAAACCCAACGTCCACTTTTGGAGTCCATCTTAACGCAAGTGTACACTTCTACGTCTTCTCCATTAGAGCTTGTCATTCCATCTTCGCCTGGGCGATTTGGTTTAGGGTTGGGCAGCTCTATACCTAACACCTTTCGACTAATTAATTCCTTTGTATATATTTCTAAAACGTTACCGTTTCCATCTCTGTTGACGACGTAACGATTCAATGGGAAATTCTTTAACCCATCTTTACCCATAAATATCAAAGCATTACCACCTACAATGAGATGTTTTAATGCTTGATGTATAACAACCCTGTCACTAGAAGCTGCGATGTAATCCATCACCATTCTTTCCATCTTGGAGAAGGAAAGGTCTAGTTCACTACGGATTTCTGGTGGTATCTCTTCTCCTAACTTATCATCTCTAACTTGTAGTTTAAAGAATGTAGTTTGTGGAGGTAGCAGGGCCAGCATTAGTTTTGCTGCTAACGTGACCACTGCTTTAGACCCGACTGACTGCCAAGGTGTTTTGAGTTTTCTATGGTTAGGTTTTGTAGTTAAATCGTCTGAGATTAAATAAGGTAACGTGAGTTTAGAACATTCAACTGCGGTGTCCAAGAATTGAGAACGATCCTTAGTTAAAAAGTCATATCTCTCACGTGCGTTCATTTATTAAGACCTCCAGCTGGACCTGCTGTACCTGTATTTATATCTGGTTTAAGACTAATTCTTAAAGCACCTGTACCACCTCTTGCATCTGAACCTTTAGCTTTTTTACTTTTAGCTCTTCTGACTTGAGGGTTTACGTCAGTGACTAGAGGCTCATCTTGAGGTAAAGGGGGTGCTGGTGGCGCAGGTGGTGGTGGTGGCGGTGCCAAAGGTGGTGGTGGCGGTGGACTAGGGGATCTTCCTCCGAAGCACATTAGATTTCTTCCTCCATAATAGATTTAATATATTCAATGACACTGGCTTGACCAGATCTATACATAATTGATTCAATACTTTCTTTGGGATGAACTGGTTGCCAACCAAAATGAGATTCAAGTCTATTAATTAGTTCATCCAATCGCTCATTGTGTAGCTTAAGCGTAGCTAGGGAGATTTGTTGCTGCATGTTCAAAAAAGGCGGGCATTCTAGCTCGTTGTGTGTCAGAAAACTCTGGGGCTTTACCCTCATACATTAACCGATCACTAGCATCGAGCCAGAATTTTTTGTTTAAATATTTGTCGTAGGTATTTGTACCTAGAGGTTGGAATATCCAATTAATCGTGGCTTTCCTAAGTTTGTCCAGAGAATTACTCCACCGTAGATCCATATCAGCACATACGAGAGAATTACAGGCAACATGAATTTGCTCGTCTCTTGAGATATCGGCGCTGGTCGTGCGTAAACCAGCATCACCACAGAACCTAAAAAAAGGTAGAATAA